AGACCAAACCCAACTTGGGCTAGTCCTGCAGCATCGCCAAATTTACCGATCCCATCATAGTTACTCAATCGGCTATCTGTATTTGGAACTTTTGTGATCGTTTTATTAAACGTACTTTTTTGGGGCAGATAAATAGTAAAGTCGACGGCATGAGGATAATTTTCCTCCAAATCCAACGGATAAGCCACTCGTATACTCTGCCCATCATTTCGCAGTTTATTGCGATCTGCGACTTGAGAGTTTGACCTAGTTATATCTGCCATTTGAGTTCTACTATTAAGAATGAAGTATTTTCAAGGATATTTTAAGCCGAGAAATCCTAGCAAATATTTAGGTGATTCGCAGAACATAATTTACAGGTCAAGTTACGAGTATAGAGTCATGATGTACTTCGACGAGAACCCAAATATATTGCAATGGGGTAGCGAAGAACTCTCAATACCTTACATCTCACCCGTCGATAAAAACTGGCATCGGTACTTCCCAGACTTTATAGTTCGCGCCAGAGGCAAAGACGGAAACACAAAAACCATTCTAATTGAAGTTAAACCGTCAAGCCAAACTAAACCCCCAAAGACTGGTCAGAAACCTACTCGCCGTTATATTAATGAGATTATGACTTGGGGCGTCAACGAAGCCAAATGGAAAGCCGCACAGGAGTATTGTTTAGACCGTAATTGGAGTTTCCAAATCATTACGGAAAAGGATCTAAACATTAAATAAATATTGAAATGGCTAATGTATTAGATAGACTCAGCAAACAAATGTCTCAGGCTGGCGTTCAACAACGCACAGCCAAAGCACGCACATGGCTTCGAAACAAGGTTTCTGAGTTAAGGGCAGTTCGTCGAAACACGATAGTTAAAGATAAAAATAGAGAAACGACAGGTTTTTATCCAGGTCGTTTATACTTTTATTTTTATGACCCTAAAACAAAAGATAAATTGCCATACTATGACCGTTTCCCTTTAGTCATTCCTGTAGAAAGATATAAGGACGGGTTTCTTGGATTGAATCTACATTACTTACCTGTCAAATATCGTATCATTCTACTCGATAAACTATACGATACGCTCAATAATGAACGTTTCGACGAAACAACCAAGATGCAGTTATCGTACGATCTATTAGCAGGGGCTGCTCGTTATGAAGAATTCAAACCTTGCTTAAAGCGTTATTTGAATTCTCATATTGCCTCTGGCTTAATTGAGATTGAACCATCAAATTGGGAAATCGCACTGTTCCTACCTGTTGAAATGTTTGTCGGTGCCACAAAAGAGCAAGTCCACCGCGATTCACTGGAGATGATCTAAAATGGCATTTACAATACCAGGTTTTGACCCAAAACCAGCACCTCAACAGACGACCCCACCAGCGCAACAAATACCGCCGCCTCCAGCAGACAATAGTCGTCAGACTTTAGGGTTGGACAGTAGCGTCGTACGAAACATCTTTTCGATTGACAATTTTCGTTCTCAAATAAACTCCTTCGGTGGTTTACAGAAAACGAATCGTTTTTATGTTGAAGTGTTTAGTCCAAAATGGACAAACGACATAATGAATCGTATGAAGTTTCTTTGCGAGTCTGCAGAGTTGCCTGGCAAAACGATTACGACGAATGATGCTAAAATATATGGACCAGCATACAAGGTAGCAACGGGAACAGTATTCAACGAAGTAACGTTAACATTCCTTTGCACTAACGATATGCATGAGAAAACACAATTCGAACTTTGGATGAATTCTGTACAGGATCCAAGAACGTTCAATATGCAGTATCGTGATTCTTATGTCGGTACTATATCAATCATCGCTTTGAGCGAGACACCAGAAGTTCAAGATCCAAAAGCGGCTGCGGATGCACAAAAAAATAATCCAATGTCATTAATTGATAAGATTCCGTCGAGCGTTATTGATTTGACTGTTGATGCATTCAGAGCAATTAAACGTAGAGTTGACGGTGGGGCTTCTGATAATCCAGCAGCACAAAGCAGTCCAGAAGTACCTGCACCAAAAGTTTATTGGGTAAAGTTAATTGACGCTTTCCCAGTTGCAATTGCACCTGTACCATTGAATTGGTCAGACGATGGCTTTATGCGCATTCAGGTTACATTTGCATACCATCGTTGGGAAAGTATTTCAGAAACTATTGCGAAGATGGAAGAAGTTGTGGTTCAAGGTAGCCGTCTTTCAAATCCAATTAAGTTGGCGCAAAAACTTTCCGCACTAGTCGCTAGTGCAAATAAAGAGAACCTAAAGAACATGGCTATCGGTCGTTTAGAGAATACGATTCTCAATTCATTTAACGATACCGATGGCGTTCTTCGACAGATTTCGACCAGCGGTGAGCGCAAAGTTAATAATGCTTTGAATAACATCTCTGAAAGGATTGGGTTTAAGTTAGATAAAATATCATTTAATTCTGGTAGAAGATAAAGTGGAGTAATTATGTTACCTAAAATTGAGCATCCGATTCATGAAATTGAATTGAGTTCTATAAAAAAGAAAGTTAAGTTTCGACCATTTCTAGTGAAAGAAGAAAAAATTCTTCTGATGGCGCTAGAGGCGAATGATGAAACGTCAATGATAAACGCTATTCGTCAAATTATACAAAATTGTGTCATTGAACCGAAAAAATTTAACGTTGACGATTTAGCAGTTTATGATCTTGAATACTTTTTCATTCGTTTGCGCGCACACTCAATGGGCGAAATAATTGAAACAAAGTATACTTGCCAACATGTTAATCCAGAAACGGAACAGAAGTGTGGCAATTTGATGGATGTGCAAGTAAATCTCTTCGATGTTAAATTGAAGAATTTAGAATGTAATCCAATTATTAAGTTTACTGATACCGTTGGCGTAAGGATGAAATATCCAAACATCAACTCATTACAACAAATGTCTGAAATTAACTTTTCAGAGAGTGTCAAAAATGTTATCGATTTCATTTATGATTGTGTTGATTGTGAGCATAAAATCGTCTTGGAGGGAATCGGCGATTTTTTCGATTAAGCCTTTGTAATGACAATCTGAAGAACTTTTTTAAAACTAACTTTGCATTGATAAAACACCACAACTTTAGTGTGGCTGAGTTGGAAAATATGATCCCTTGGGAAAGGGAGACATACGTGTTGCTTGTCATTCAGTATTTGAAACAGGAACAAGAGCGCCAGCAATTAGAGCAATTAGCGAAAAAGAGTAGATAAAAATGCCAAATGAAACAGATTACGGACCAAGCCCACTTGCTGCTCTAATTGGTGGCGGTAAACAATCAGGTACGAAAAATAAAGCAAATAAAGATGTAATGAATGCTGTCGAAAAGGGTGCCGAGAAAGGCGCAGAAAAGGCAGTAACAAAACGTGCTTCGCGTAAGCAAAAAGTTGATGGTATGCGTCAATATACCACAGGTCGTTCAGTTGGTGACTTTATTGCCTCTCAATCCGAAAATCCTTTTTTGCGATCTATGTACGCATATTCAAAAACGATTCAACAGCGCAGAGAGATGGCTAAACAGAAGTCACAACAAAAACCCGAAGGTACTGAAGGCGAGGAAGGTGCTGAAGGTGAGGAAGGTAAAGGAAACCCAAAAAAGAGAACTGGAGTTCGCACAATTCAAACCTTTCGTCGTCAGTTAAAAACGGTAGAACGAGTAACTGCTGATACGCAGAAAGATACAAAAGAAGTAATTAAAGCAATTACTGAAATCAAAAAAGGCATCTTGGGCATCAAGAGCGTTATTCAGAACCTCAAATCATCACTTGATAAAATTACAAGTTCAATTACCCCATCACCAGAAAATTCCATTGCTGCTTCTGCGGCAAGAATGTACGATACAGCTGGCGCTGATACGAAAGAGTTACTAAAGCCAATTGACGTCAAATCCTCTGGTGGTGACGATTACATGTACTATAGAGGTGCACCACAAGGTCGTCAATTCTATAAAAAAGGCAAAGGTGGCACAGCTGGTGCAATCGCATCTAAAGAATTATCACAAGATCTTTATGCGCAGCTGGATAAGAAATTGTCCATGATTAGTGCGCAAATGAATGGCGGTATGGATGAAACGGGTAAAGTATTGGCGCCAAAAGACTACGGTCAGCTGAAAGAAGTAGACGATAAAGAAGAAGTCGAGAAATTGGAAAAGGCACTGGAAGGTGCGTTAAGAAAAGTTCTACCAAGTGCATTAGCCGAAGCTGGAGTTGGAGATCAAACAATGATCCCTGGTGGTGACGGTGGTGGTGGATTTGGTGGAATTGGTGGTGCTCTATTGAGAGGAGCTGGCGCTATTCTTCGTGGTGGTGCTGCAGTAGCCAGAGGCGCATTTAAGGGCATTAAGAATATTGGCAGTAAAATTGGTAACTTTATGCGTGGTGGAACAACACCAGTAGTTACACCAACAATGCCAACGGGAACAGCTGCTCCTGCAACAACCGTTCCTGCAGCATCAAAGGTTGCTACTGCAGGGGCAACAGCTGCGCCAGCAGCAGCAAAGGCTGCTGCAGCAGAAACTGCGGGAGCAACTGCCGCAAAAGCAGCACCAGGAGCTGCAGCAGATGCTGCGACCAAAGCTGGAACTACAACTGCAACCAAAGCTGCGGGTAAAGGTGTATTGAAATCTGCTCTAAAGAAAATTCCAATTATTGGAGCAGTTGCAGGATTGGGTTTTGCCGCAAGTCGACTTATGGCTGGCGATAAAACTGGCGCTGCATTAGAGGCAGCTTCGGGATTAGCAGGAACATTGCCAGGATTAGGCACTGCTGCTTCTGTAGGTCTTGATGCCACTCTTGCAGCGCGTGATGCTGGATTGTTAGGCAAAAC